CCGATGGGTTACCCGTGGGTATCCCATGGCTAACCCAAGCAAAACCCATCAAGAACCGATAAGAGAAGATAAGATTAGAAAATGAAACGCGAACTGGAACTCCAAATCCTCGATCTCTACCGGCGCTACCCGCAGGCGCGATCCTTTGCCGAGGAAGTGGAACTCACCGCATGGAATGGGGTCGTCATCAATACCCACGACTTTTTCATGCTCGCCCGCCCGGTGGACATTCACGACCCCGACGAACGCTGGCGCGATCCCGCGCACGCATACCACCGGTTGTGTCAGAACTGCTGGCTGATCACTATATATTGTGGTATCAGTCAAAATAACCCTTGCAATTTTGCTCCCTATCAGTTGCCTTACATCGCATGGAGTCGGCGAGACCGCCCGCTCCGAGTTTATTCAACCTCAAAACTCCATAAGCGATGCGACTTACTGACCATTCCGAAAACCCCATCCTCTCACCCTGCCTAGCGTGGTTTGGGGGAGGGAAGAGAGGCCCAAGCAAGCAAGAGCAGCAGCAGGCCCAGCAGCAACAGAACCAGATGCAACAAGCCGAGGCGCAGGCTCGACAACAACAAGAACAATGGGCCGCGCAACAACGAGCCGCGCAACAAGCCGCCGCGCAGGCTGCCGCCCGCGCCGCTGAACAACAGCGCCAATACCAAGAACAACAGCGCCAATACCAAGAACAACAGGCAGCGCAATTAAAAGCATTTCAAGAGCAGCAAGCCGCCGCGCAGGAGGCTTATAAAGTTCAACAGGAACAAGCGGCTCGCCAAGCTGCGGAAGCACGAGCCGCGCAGGAACGACAAGCCGCCACTTTAGAGCAACAAAGAAGAGATCAAATTGCTGCACAAAACGCCCAGATGGAGGAAATGAAACGACAAGCGGAGGCTAACAAGCCAGCGCCTTCTGCACAAGTTGTGCAAGGCGATGCCGAAGGAGATTTAAGGAGACAAGCCGCCCAACGCCGTGGAATGCGTCGTTCAATCCTTGCTGGAGAATCGGATCAATCCTCCATGGTGACAGGTTACTCCACTCTCGGTTGACCTGTTTTGACTGATACCGAATGAAAACCGATCTCGCGGAAAAAGTCTTACGGAAGCACGCTGAAATGGTCGCGGCCCGGGCGACATGGGAATCCCTCTGGGAGGAAATCGCCAAATTCGTGATGCCTCGCAAAGCCGGTGTGTTCTCTGCCTCCTCGCAGCCAGACATGGCTGATGAGACCGCGCTATTCGATGCCACGGCGGTGCGGGCAAACATGATTCTCGCGAACGGCCAACTCGCATGGATGACTCCGATGGAAAGCCGGTGGTTTTCGTGCGACCCGCCAAAGGAAATGGAAAGCGAGGATTCCGTGGAGCAATGGTTCAAGCGTTGCACCGAGGTAATTCAAAACGAACTTTCGCGGTCGAATTTTTACACCGAAATTCACGAACTCTATCTTGACCGGGGATGCTACGGAACCGCAGCGATTCTAGTTGAAGCGGGACGCAACTCGGCGCTCAATTTTACGAAGCTCGATGTCGGAACTTTTGCGATTTCGGAGAACGAGGAGGGCTATGTCGATACACTCTCCCGCGAATACGAGATGACCGCACGCCAAGCCGCGCTGAAATTCGGCGAGGAGAATTTACCGGAAGCAATCAAGGTCGAACTCAAGAAGGAGACGAGCCAGCGAAAATTTTCGTGCGTTCATTTAATCTATCCGCGAGGGCCGGGTGAAATTGAACACGGCAAACGCGACGGCGAAAACAAACCGTATGCCTCGGTTTATGTGGACAAGGCCAGCAAGCAGGTTCTCGCCTCCAGCGGTTACGACGAGCAGCCGTTTTTTGTGACGAGGTATTTAAAATGGAAGAACTGCGAGGTCTATGGCTATTCGCCAAGTTGGATGGCGCTCCCGGAGGCCAAGCAACTCAACTTCCTTGAGAAGCAACTCGATTCCCTCGCTGAACTTTCGGCGTTTCCGCGCATACTCATCCCGGCAGGGTTTGATGGTGACATCGATCTACGCGCCGGGGGCGTGACCTATTTCGATCCCAACAATCCCTCGGCGACTCCAAGGGAATGGGGAACAGATGGGCGCTATGACATTGGAGTTGCGCGATCCGAATCAAAACGCAACGCGATCAACGAGGCGTTCCATGTCGATCTTTTCAAAATGTTCGCGATGCTCGAAAAGCAGATGACCGCTCGCGAGGTCGCCGAGCGCAGCGCCGAGAAGTTGATTCAGTTCTCGCCGACTTTTTCGCGGATGACGACCGAGCTTTTCAATCCGCTCCTGCGCCGGGTATTCGCGGTTCTCGCACGCCAAGGGAAATTCCCGCCGCCGCCGCAACAGCTATCAATGATCGGGTTCATTCCCGAACCAGAAATTTCTTACAACAGCCGGATCGCGCTCGCGGTAAAGCAGCTTGAGAACATGGCATTCATCCGCTCCACGGAGATGTTGCTGCCTTACGCAAACATCAAGCCGGATATGCTCGACAACTTCGACTTCGACGAGATCACCCGCGATATGGCTCGCAACGACGGACTCCCGGCCCGCTGGCTCATGGACGAGGAAATGGTCGCGCAGATGCGAGCCGACCGGGCGCAGGCCGCGCAGGAACAAATGAAAGCCGAGCAACTGGAACGCACCGCCAGCGCCCTCGGCAAGGCCGGTGCCGTGAAACAAGATTCCGTTCTCGCGGGAATGCTTCCCGGAATGATGTCCGCATAATGGCACCCATCGACAAAGCCGAGGCGCTCAAACGCGAACGCGAGCGCCAAAAAACTATCAACGCCTACCACCGGGTTTTCAACAGCAAGGACGGTGAAATCGTCATCGCGGACATGAAAAATCAGTTCGCCACCGAGTCTCAAGTGTTCCTTCCCGGATACGACTACAACCCGGTGGTGGCGGCGCTTCGCGATGGTCAGCGGGGCGTCGTTCTTCACATCGAAACGATGCTCAAGCGACCGGTGATCGCGGACGGCAACATCGAGGAACCCAAACGCAAAATCAAAAAATGAGTAAAAAATCCGACTCCAAAACCATCCCGCCGCAGCCCGAACTTGATCTCATGCTCGGCGACAAAACTCACGCCTTTGTGGAGTGGCTTCGCGACTACCACCCGGAGCAATTCAAGACGCAATACGCAAACCGCACGACCCACCTCGGATTCGTTACCGAGGACGGAACCATCGTCAACACGCCGGTCGAATAACGCTGTTTTGACTGATACCATTTATGGAAGACACCATCGATACCTCCTCCGAGCAGTCCCTGCTCGATACGGGAGCCGATAGCACCAACGCCGATTCGTCGGCATCGTCGCAGCCCGCTGCGGAAACCAACACGCAACCCTCGACCGGATGGGTCAATCCCGATGGCACCTTTGGAGACAAGTGGCTCGATGCCCTGCCCGAGGATGCCAAGGACTACAAGGACACGCTCGCCAAATACAAAAGCGTCCCCGACATGGCCAAGGCGCTCGCGAACGCGAATGCGCTTATCGGAAAAAAACTCGGAGTTCCCAGCGAGAAATCTTCGCCCGAGGAAGTCACCGCTTTCCGAAAAGCGATGGGGATTCCAGACACCATCGACGATTACAAATTCGCGCCCGACGCGCTGCCGGAAGGGGTCACATGGGACGATGAGATGGCGAAGCCTTATGCCGCCATTGCTTACAAGCACAACATCCCCCCGGGGGCGATGAAGGAGCTTGTTACCGAACACGCAAAATTTGAAGCGTTCAAACTTCAATCGCTCCAAGCCACATTTGAAAAACAACGCTCCGAAGCGGTCGGAACACTCCAAAAGGAATGGGGAACGGAATTCGACAAGAACATCGGACTCGCGAAACAAGCCGCGAAAATCGCCGGGGTCAACGCAAACTCGCATGGGTTCAGCGATCCCGAGGTCGTGCGTGGATTTGTTCGCATGGCGCAGATGATGTCGGAAGATAAAATGGGCCGTGGAATGCAAAGCGCCGAGATGATGAACGGCCAAGCCCGCGCCATGGACATCATGCGGAATGCCGAAAACCCGTGGCACAAACGCTACCAAGAAGGCGACCGCGAAGCCGCGTCTCTCGTCAACAGCCTCCTCAAAAACGGGTGACAATTTGCGAGGTAGTGAAAAGGCATCACACCAGTTTCATAA